TTCACAACTTAGACTTTGTTGCCAAGACTTATCTGTTTGGTCCAATTGCTGATAGTAGCACTGGTCTTATCAAGAAAGTTCAGGTCGATTATAATACCAGTACAAACACTAAAACTGCAAAGAGAGAACTCAGGTATGTTGCTACACCTAGAGCACTCAAAGATTACAATGATGATAATGCAACAACACTTGCAGCGGGTATTGATGCAACACAGACTCAGTTCCAAGTTACAAACGCATCAAGTTTAGTTGTAGATGGATATATCTACATAGGTAAGGAACTGATGCAGATTAGAGAAATTAGTGGTGAAACACTTCTTGTCCATAGAGGAGAAGATGGAACACTTGCTGACTCTCATCTCCAAGGAACTTCAGTTGATGCTGTTACTCAAGATGACAGTGATCTAATTGAGGTCGGTGATGACTTTGGTTTCAGTGAAGAAAGATTTGAGTTTGGTGATGGTAGAACTTACAGTCCAACTAAGGGTACAGACGTATGAATGAAAAATTTGACGAAATAAACGACACTTTGGACATTGAGGTCAAGGCAGGAGAGATTGTAAAGGAAACTAAACAGGAACTAAAGAAAATCAGTAAACAAGAGGACCATATCAAGGATTATGAGTATACTCGTGGTAACTTGTATTCTCTGATTGAGAAAGGTCAAGAAGCAATCAATGGTATTCTTGAACTGGCACAGGAAGGTCAACAACCTAGATCATACGAAGTTGTAGGTCAACTTATTAAGAGTGTCGGAGATGTATCTGACAAGTTAATTGATTTACAGCAGAAGATGAAGGATCTAAATAAAGAGGACAAGTCATCTCCAACAACAGTTAATAATGCTCTGTTTGTTGGTTCAACAGCAGAATTACAGAAACTTCTGAAAGACGGGTTCAAAAAAGAATGATGAACGAAGAAGCAGTATCCAGAGCACAGCAAAAATTCTTTGGAATGGTTCGTGCCAGACAAAAAGGTGAGATGCAAAATGCCTCACCCGAAGTCGAAAAAGCAGCGGCATCTATGAAAAAATCAGATGTAAAGAAATTTGCATCAACGAAACATAAAGGTCTTCCCGAAAAGAAAGAAGTGAAGGAAGATAAGAAACCTGAGGGTGAGGAAAGATTCTGTGAACTTTGTGGAAAAATGGAATATCGTGAAGAGTGTAGTTATGGTCCCAAAATGTGGGACATGTTTACCATAAAGAACTTCACAGAAGAACTTACAGGATGGAGAAAGGAATTACCAGAAGCGTATACATTCGTACAGGAAAGAGGAAGAACATATACTATTATCTTTAATTGGAGGGGTAAAACTTTAAAAGCACAGATGTTCTTCAATAAATTTGGAAGACCATCCAGAGAGGAGATACGTCAAGAACTGAATAAGGTTTATCCAAATCCATTTGTACTTTATTACAACATAGCAAAAAAGGAACCCACTTTACCGTTACTATTTGCAGGAGGAGAAAATGAATCCAGATGACATCACACTTGCTAATCTAACCAAGAGTTTTGAGTATACTAAGATTGCAAGAGAAATCGACACCGTGACTGAGGTAGAGGCACTGAGACTTGTGGCAAAGTGCTACGCTAAATTATATTTAAAAACACAGGAGACTGCAGTTAATCTAGGAAATATGTAAATTATGGCTGATAATGTATATCTTGGAAATCCGAATCTAAAGAAAGCGAATACTCCGATTGAGTTTACTCAGGAGCAAATCGCTGAATTTATCAAGTGCAAACAAGACCCTGTTTATTTTGCACAGAACTATGTAAAGATTGTGTCACTGGACGAAGGTCTAGTCCCATTCAAACCATATGATTTCCAGGAAAAACTTATCAACAATTTCCACGAAAACAGATTTAATATCTGTAAAATGCCACGACAGACTGGTAAGTCTACAACGTGCGTATCTTATCTTTTACATTATGCGGTATTCAATGACAGTGTTAACATCGGCATCCTGGCAAACAAAGCAGCAACTGCCCGAGAACTGCTTGGAAGGTTACAGACTGCATACGAGAACTTGCCCAAGTGGATGCAACAGGGTATTATTGCATGGAACAAAGGATCTCTGGAGTTAGAAAATGGCAGTAAGATATTGGCAGCATCTACGTCTGCAAGTGCTGTCCGAGGTATGTCATTTAACATCCTCTTTCTCGACGAGTTCGCTTTCGTCCCGAATCACGTTGCTGACTCGTTCTTTGCCTCTGTTTATCCTACTATTACTTCTGGTAAAAGCACGAAAGTAATTATTGTATCTACGCCACATGGTATGAATCACTTCTACCGTCTGTGGCACGATGCAGAAAGAAGAAAGAATGAATATATCCCAACAGACGTTCACTGGTCTGAAGTACCAGGAAGAGATGAAGTCTGGAAAGAACAAACTATTGCTAACACATCAGAACAGCAGTTTAAGATCGAGTTCGAGTGCGAATTCCTTGGATCTGTTGACACTCTGATTGCACCAAGCAAATTAAGAACATTAGTATATGATTCTCCTATCACTAGAAATGCAGGATTAGATGTCTATGCAAAACCAGTAGAAGGTAGAGATTATGTCTGCACGGTTGACGTTGCACGAGGGGTCAGTGAAGACTATTCTGCATTTGTGGTTGTTGACATCACTGAGTTTCCACATAAGGTAGTAGCAAAGTATCGGAACAATGAAATTAAACCGATGCTATTTCCCAATATCATCTATGAGGTAGCAAAGAGTTACAATAGTGCATTCATTCTGTGCGAAGTGAATGATGTTGGAGATCAAGTAGCAAGTATTATTCAGTATGACTTGGAATATCAGAATTTATTGATGTGTTCTATGAGAGGTAGAGCAGGTCAAATTGTCGGACAAGGATTCTCTGGTAAGAAGACACAACTCGGTGTCAAAATGAGTAAGACTGTCAAACAGGTTGGATCACTAAACCTCAAGACTATGATTGAGGAGGATAAGTTACTCTTTAATGACTATGAGATTATTTCAGAACTGACTACATTCATCCAAAAGAACAGATCATTCGAGGCAGAAGAAGGTTGTAATGATGACCTTGCAATGTGTCTTGTCATCTATGCTTGGTTGGTTCAGCAAGATTACTTTAAGGAACTGACTGATCAGGACGTAAGAAAGAGATTATATGAAGAGCAGAAGAATCAAATCGAACAAGATATGGCACCATTTGGTTTCATGTCAGATGGATTGGATGAATCTAGTTTTGTAGATGCGGATGGTGATAGATGGCATACTGATGAATATGGCGATAGATCATATATGTGGGAATATCAATGATGGATACCAAATCCAAAGTTATAGACTTGATAAGGATTGTTATCTGTTTCCAACTAGTGATAGTTGGGGCAACAATTATAGGTTGCTTTTTACCTGGCAAGAAATGTGACTCAGAGGTAAAGCAACACATTGCTAATATGATGACTGTCATCACAACATCCACTTTTGCACTGTACGCAGCAGAAAAGTGATGGATTTTGACGAGCAGTTTAGTCTAGAACACTTACTGTTTAAAAAGAGAAAGTGTCGAACTTGTGGTGAAACTAAAGATTTGATCGATGGATTTTATCTGATAAGAAAAGATAGAGGAATGTATCCATCATCATATTCTTATGAGTGTAAGGAGTGTACTAAGAAGAGAGTAGTTAAAAATAGACAGGCAGATGGAGGTAGTTGGGCATACCCGGATTGGTAGTTCATGCATTGTTTCCCCACTTTAGGAAGTCAAAATTCTAAATAGTTTTAGTAAAAATGAATCTCCTGTCGAGGCAAAGACATGTCGCTTAACTTAGTATCCCCCGGCGTCAAGGTAAGAGAAGTTGATTTAACCGTTGGTAGAGTTGATGCTGCGAATGAGCAAGTAGGCGCAATCGCAGGTCCATTCCAAATGGGTCCAGTTGATGTACCCATTCTCATTGAAAATGAAAAAGATCTTCTCAAAACTTTTGGTAAGCCAGTTAACGAAGACGCACAGTATGATTACTGGTTAAGTGCGTCAACATACCTTTCATATGGTGGTGTTCTGAGAGTGCTCAGAACTGATGGCACCACACTCAATAACGCCAACAATGATGGCGCAAGTAGTGTAAAGATCAAGTCCTATGAGGACTACGAAAACAACCACAGCACAGGTTCAACCTGGGAATATGCTGCTAAGAACCCCGGAAGATGGGCAAACAATCTTAAGGTTTGCACCATTGACGGTGCTGCTGACCAGATTATCACTGGTGTCAGCACTACTAATGTTTCAGTTGGAATGGGTGTTACCCAATCAATCGCTGGAAGAGTAAATGCTGGTTCAGGTAGCACTTCAGCATACGATGGATATCTCAGAGGCATCATCACCGAAGTTGGTGGTGCAATGGGTGGTTACTTAAACGTAAAAATTGTAGATAGAGTTTCTGCTGACGGAACTGTTACTGCTGCTGATTATCAGCAAGGTGGATCATTAGAATTCACTGCTCCAACTACAGTTACTACAACTACATCTGTTGGAATTGCTACTAACATTGCTGGTGTTGTTGACACTGCGTTTGATGCTTCTATCAGCGGAATCGTCACCACTGGTCTTGCAGTTAACGATGTAGTTACTGTCACTGGAGGAAATTCCACAGTAGCAACTGGAACAAAAATTGCTGCAATTGGAGTCGGCACAGTATTTGTTGACCAAACAATTACTGGAATCAGTACTGCTGGAGACGGAGCACAATTCTCATTCTCAAGAGGATCAACCACAACCGTTAACTCAAATCAACTTTATGTTAAGAGCGGAACTGTTGGAGCAGGAGTAACTCAAACATATACAAGCACAACCAGTCTAAAAGATTGGTATTCTGATCAGACTCTGGGTCTGACGAACTCAACTGTATATTGGAAGTCAATTGCAGAAAAACCAGGTACATCACAGTACGCTTCTGAAAGAAGTGCCAAGAACGATGAAATTCACGTCGTTGTTGTTGATGACACCGGTTCAGTAACAGGAACTGCTGGAAACATTGTTGAGAAGTTTACCTTCCTCACCAAATCTTCTGATGGTATTACATCACCAACTGAAGCAGTTTACTACAAGAATCACATTGCTCGTATTTCTGAGTACATTTATGCCGGTAATGCTCCTACTGGAGTTGCTGGTGGATTTGCGACTACTGCTGCTGATGGTTCATTCACCACATCGAATGATGCTTGGGGAACAACTGCTCAAGGCAAAACATATAATGTCGAAGGTAGACAGTTCTATAATCTGACTGCTGGTGAAAACTACTCTAATACTGGTGGATTCGGATGTTCACTCTCTGATATCATAACTTCTTATGAGGTTCTCAAGAATCCTGCTGAATTCCCAATCAACTTCCTGATCAACGGACCTTCTGGTGGAGACTCAATCTTTGAGTCACAAGCAAAAGCAAACAAACTGATTGAGATCGCAAATCTCAGAAAGGATTGTATCGCTTGTATCTCACCACACAGAGCGGGAGTTGTTAATGTTCCTAATAGTGATACACAGACAGATAACATTATTAAGTTCTTCGATGCTCTGACTTCCTCTTCTTATGCAGTCTTTGATACAGGATATAAGTACACCTTCGATAGATTTAATAACGAGTTCCGTTATGTTGCTTGTAACGCTGACGTTGCTGGTTGCATGGCAAGAACTTCGATCAACCAGTTCTCTTGGTTCTCACCTGCTGGTTCTTCCAGAGGAACAATCAATGGTGCAGTCAAACTTGCCTACAATCCTTCACAAGCACAGAGAGATCTGATCTATCCTAAGAGAATCAACCCAATCGTGGCACAACCAGGATCTGGAATCATTCTCTTTGGTGACAAGACCGGACTTGCTTATGCTTCTGCATTCGACAGAATTAACGTTCGTCGTCTGTTCCTCACAGTTGAGGATTCAATCGAAAGAGCAG